GTTTGGAAGGGCTTATAAAATATTCTCCAAGCCTAAGTCCTCACCGTACTTGAGGATTCTAACTGACGATGAGATCCCTAGTAAAGCTCTCAAGCTGTCAAAGTCGGCTGGATTGCCTATGATGACAACCAAACGAGAATCGCTTACTTACTCCTTCGACCGGGAGCAGCAAGTGCGTTTGGGCTTGAAAGCTCCTAACCCCTGCGTTGCCTATAAGCGTACGCAAGCAGGCAACAAAACCCGATTGGTGTGGGGCTATCCGTTGGAAATGACTATTATGGAATCGAGGTTTGCTAGGCCTCTAATCCAGAACTTCATGACAATGGCGACGCCTATGGCCTTCGGTATGACGAAGTGCGAACTTGGAGCTAAGCTTCATCGTTATTTCGTCGACGAACCGGGTACTGTGGTGTGCATGGATTATTCAAAGTATGATTCGACGATCTCGAAGACTATGATTAACTACGCATTCCGCATCATGGCAACATGGTTTCCCGAGCAGGAACGGGAAAGGCTCGGCTGGGACATTGTAAGGAGGTACTTTGTGGCCACACCTATAGTGATGCCTGATGGACACCTTTACACAGGGAAAAATCATGGTGTACCCAGTGGTTCATATTTCACACAGATGGTTGATTCAATTGTGAATGTTGCTTTGACATACGCTCTTGCGTATAAGTTTCATTTCAATTTCAATCATCGATCCTTGTACGTTCTCGGAGACGATGTTATCGTCAATGTGAATGGTCCAATCGAGTTGGAAAGATGGGCCAAGTATCTTAAGTCGTTTGGGCTTGTGCTCCATGATGACGAAAAGACGCTTGTTGGTCGTGTCCACTTTCTTGGGGCATTCTGGGACATGGGTAAGCCCGATGCGCCTATTCAAGAGCTTGTAAACAAGGCTTGCTTTCCTGAGAAATTCAGGGACTATCAGGGAAAGCCTGATTCCGGGTCTGAAGCAGTCTTGCGGTCCTATGCGACCAGCTACTTGAGTGCGTTCCGATTCCTACCTACCATGCCCGCAAGTATCAGATCTATTGATATGCCCGTGGAAGCTGATGATCTCAGTGCCCGCTGGTTAAGCGGAAGTGACAAGTATCTTCTCGAAGAGAGAAG